GGGTAGGTATGCTATCAGCATCAATTATTTCCTTTCCTTTATATAGCTTAGTTCTTAGATTTGCAATATAATCTCCCCTTTGTGCTTTATTGATTACCTCTGTCCAATTTTTAAAGTTTCTCATATTGTCAAACAATACTGTTCTGTAACTTTTTTCACCTTTAAAAAATACATAGAAGATTTGACCGCCATGCTTTGAATTATATGTTTTGCTTATTTTAACAAATTGTAATGTTTTCATAATTCTTTAATATATTTAATTGTTTGCTTTTTAACATATTTAATATCTATCCACTGTAATAGTTCAAAAGCATCTAAAACTATTGTGAAATCTTTTCCATTTTCATCTTTACCGCTTAATCCTACTTCATTATCTGAGCAATAAAAAGTGTTTATGTCATGTAAATTTTTATATTTCATTTTATAAGTTCTTTAAAGTTAACACCATTAAAATACATTCCATCATCTTCACCTTGTTCGTGGTGTGTTATATATTTAAATGTATTTTCATTATCTATTAGTCTATATATAAATTTATCTAGCTGTTCTTCTGTTCCTCTAAACTCAATGCGACCATATCTACAAGATAAATCAGATATTTCTATTCCTTTTATGAAGGGATCATCTACTGTTGTATTAAAATATCCCTTACCTTTTATAATATATTTTTTAGTCATCAATACTATCTTCTAATCTAAAAAGTGCAATTTTTTTTACTTGTTTAACTGACTCTTCAAATTCTTTATTAACATCATCATTAAACTCTTTACATTTCTTTAAAACTGCTTCATATTTTTTAGCTTTAAAAGTTTCTTCTTCTTGTATGATAATTATTGCTGGTGGTGATATTTCCATTATCCACCTAAT